TCCAGGAATTGGGGCCGTTGACGTCGTTCAGCCCCGACCACTTCACGCGGTTCGGATTACCGAGAAGGCCCGTCAGAACGACGAATTTTCCGATAATGGCGATATATCGCGCCTGCGGCGGATTGCCGGCCAGGTTTGCGAAGGCCGAGGACGTCGCCACGTTGAACACTTGCGGCGCGACATTGGCTTGAACCGCGATCACCAGGTTGTTGAACTGGACGAATTGCCATTGATCCTCGCCGGAAATGGCCGCATAGGGCCCGCCGGCGAGCGACACAATCGCCCAGGTGAAAACGGTGTTGTCGAGACGATAGAGGTTTGTCGCGGTCGCAGCGAACACGACGACCGAGCCGTCAGTTTTGTAGGCCGCGAAGGCGCCGCGGCATTGCGCGCCGAGCGATGCCGAGATAGCCGCCAGGCTCTTAAAGGGCCCGTAGCCGTCGCCGCGCGGAACCACGTTCAGCACGCTTCGCCCGCTTTGCGCCTGATAATCGGAAACGTCCGGCTTGTACTCCGGAAAAGGGATGATCGGCATTACCAGGACGTCCCGCGAATTCGCCCGGTGGACGATCGCGCCGAGGCTTTATAGGCGAGGCGATCTAGAAGCGGCTGGATCTGGACTTGCATCCGCTGCATTCCCTCCGTGTCCTCAATCACGTTGGCGTAGAGCAGCAATTTTGCGTGGCAGCGGATCAACTGTTCCGCGTCAACGGTCCAGGCGTTGCTATCCGTGTCCGCGACCAGCGGCGCCAGCTTGTAATGCATGTGCGGGCGGATGGTGTAGACCGCGGCCGGCACCGGCCAGAGCAAAATCTGACTGTCGACGTAGCAATAAGAAGTTGGCCGGCCGCGGCCGGTCTGCGACCCTTGCAGCCATTCGAATTCGTCAACTTCGTACTTTTCCAGCTCGGACGGCCGCCCGTCGAACAGAAACAGCGCGTCCAGCTCGATCAGATCCGGGATTTCAGCCAGAGCCGCGGCGCCGTATGCCGATTGCCCGGCGACCGTGGGAAACGTCTTGGAGCGGGTGACGTTGAAGTGAAACCGCGAGGTTTCGTAGAATTCAATTGCGTTTGCGACCGCGTTTTTTGTTTCGGCCGTCAGGTCGGGGCGCGTCAGATCCTCGGCGATCTGATTTTGAAGGTCGAGGTAGTTTTTCGGGCTTGCCATCTGCCACCGTCACAGCCGGAGAAGCCGGGACAACCGCCGGCGTATGAGCCGAGGGCGGCGCCAGCTCTTTTTCAAGAACCAGCGCCGCCCCCGCGTAGTGCAGCCAGATATCCACCGGCCTACTGGCCGGCGTTCAAGTCGTTGTCGGGGATGTACTCAATCACGACGTAGGCCGCGCCGGCCGTGGGCGCACCCACGAACGCAACCGACGCCTGCACCTGAGTTTCAGCCGCGAGCGGCAGCAGCGCAGCGCCCGTGAGGACGCCCGCCGCCTGACCGGCCGCGGTCTTGACGTCGGCAGCGTTCACCAGTTCGGTGCCCGTGCCGCCGGCAAAGCCGACGTTCAACGCGGCCGAGGTCGCCGAATTCCACTGCGTGGTTTTCAGGACGGTAGCGCGCAGGGGAATTGCCCCTTTGGGCAACCTCTGTTTCAAGACAGCCACGGCGGTTGCCGCGTCGTTGAAATTGACCTTGAAACGAAGATAGTGAACCAACTGCGCCGCATTTTGACGAGCTTGACCCATCGTAGTTTTGCCCTTTCAGAGCTTTAGGAGGCCGCCGGCGAAGCGCCTTGCTTCGCCGGACTTACGCCGCCCCAGGTTGAACAGGATCAGCAGCCGCGCTTAGTGCGCGACGGCATAGGTGGTGAAGGGGATCACGCCGAAGTCGGCGCCGTTGTAGACGCTCTTCTTGATGCCCCACACGGTTTGCGCCGAAACGCCAAGCTCGCGCTCGTAATCGAACAGCTCTTCAATCCATTTGAAGTGCGAGCCGCTCGAAAACTCCTTGCCGAAGCCGACCGCCGCAGCCTGCGCGCCACAGAACACGCCCCGCCGGGTGCTGGGAGCGGCGGTATTGTCGTTCTTGATGCCGACCGGAAGGCGGTTCCAGCTGTGCAGGATGACGTCCCGATACTCCCCGAGCGCGTCGGAATAGATCAGGCTATCCTTGCCAGCCCCGCCCGCGAGCGCGGCCTTCTGGATATCGAGCCACTGGCCCGCGCCGGCATCCGTTCGGAGGTCCGTCACCTGGTAGTCGTGCAGAAACGCGAGATACTTCTTTTTCCCGTTGACCTTTACCGGCCGGATCATCGGCGACATGGTTTTTGCGCGTTCCAGCATGTGGTCGAGGAACTGCAATTTCATTGTCTTGGTGTTGTCGCCATTGATGGTGGCGTCATCGGTCGCGCCACCGGGGCGATAGATGTTCGTCGCCGGCGTGATCGGGTTGTTGCCGGTATAGCGGGGATCCACCACCAGCACGTTGCCGGTAAGCTGGTTCGCCATGCAGGTATCAAGGCGGTTGCCGTACCAGTCGGTAAGGCCGTCCTTGCTCTCCGCGCGCAGGTTGAACGGAACGCGCTGGGCGTCGATGGAATTCTTATTCTTGGTGCGGACCGCGTGCGAAAGCTCGTTGATGGCAAGCTTATCGTTATACGTGGTCAGATCCTCTTCGTTGCCCTGCTGGGTCTGACCTTCGGTCACGCCGTCGCCGGTCAACTGGACGCGCAGGCCGATAGTCACGCTATCGCCAGCGTTCGTTTCGAAGTCGGTTTTCCGCTGAATCATGTTCGAGGCGCCCTCGCCCATGAACTTGCCGAAATAGGTTTCCTTGAGGGCTTCGACGTTGAGCTTTTTAGCCCAAAGCTTATTCGAGAGGACGTGGTTCACGCCGTAGGAAGTCACAGACATCGGATGATGCCTCCAATTGGGAATTTCAGGGTGCTGTGGGTTGACCGCGAACCGCCGCGACCGAGCGCAACACCAAGATTTCCCGCCCTTAGTGGAGGCGTGGCGCGATGACGGGCGCCAGACGAGAACGGGATTTGTTAAGGCTCCCGCCGCCCTTTACTCACTTCGAACAGAGCGGCCGTCAGCCGCCGAAAAGTCGCTTCGCCTTCGCTGGGTTGGCGTTGCACCACTTTTCAAAATCTTCCGCCGGCATGTCGATGAGGGCTTGCGCCGTCATGTCCTGATCGCCCGAGCTTCCGCCCGTCGCTGACAAACTTTTATGCGCCGCTTGTCCGCGTTCGATCGTTGCCAACTTTTCGGCGCCGGCCCCCGCATCAGGATCCGCCGCCATTGCCTTTTTGTACCCGCGCTGATTTGCCAGAGCGTAAATCATCTCTGCCGGGCTCTTGCCCTTCGCGAAGGCCATTTCGGCAATCGCGAACTCATCGGCAACCAACGCCTGATGCAGACTTTCCGGCGTATCGTAGCCGATCGCCTTCAATTCAGCCGCGCGCGAGTTCAGAAGGAAATCGTAAGCCGGCTTGAAATCGGGCGTCTTGCTTTCGAAGGCGCTGGCGTCCGCCTTGTACTTATCCACAAAAGTTTTTTGATCCGCCGCGGCCTTGTCGCTGGCTTCCTTCGCCGCCTTTTCGTCCGCGGTGCGCTTTTCCATCTGCGCCACGGTTTCGATAACGTGGTTGACCGCGCCGAAAATATCATCCTGCACCGAGGGCGGCCCTGCCGGCGCCGCCGGCTCGACCTCGCCGCCAAGCTTGAGCTTGTTGATAATCTCGAACTTGCCGCGGAATTCGGCTAACTGCCGTTCGGTCTCCTGAAATCTGTCATTCAGAGCCTTGCGGGCCTTCTTCTCTTCCAGGAACGTTGCGAGCGGGACATGATCCGTGGCCTTGCCAGCATCAGCGGCCGGTTTCGCTTCGCCGGCAGGCTTTCCCTCGCCGCCGTCGCCGCCGCCAATTGAAGCGCCGGCGTCCGTGCCAGCGTCGGCGCTGCCGGGAATTTCCTTTTCGCCGCCGCTGGAGAAAAAAGCCTCTTCATCCGCCGAGAGAGACGGCATACCGGAATCTACGGGAGCGGAAGCACCTTCGTTAACGTTCATGTTCGCTTGCCTCTTTCCGGCGCTGCCGGCTCAGAAAACGCGGGAGCCGCCGCGCGCGGAAATTCGGCTGTTGCCGACCGCTCCGGAATAGCCCCACTCAGCAAGCAAGAAGTAACAACGCCTCTT